ATGCACAAAACCTCCAGCAACACCAATACCAGTAAAGCCTAACTTAATAGCATTCTTTACTATAGTGTACCTTTGTAAACCTGAAGACACAGCTATGTCCGCTGCTATGCCTTGTGCATGTGTACCCGGTTTTTTCTTACCTAGCTCAATAGGATGGTCAGGTGATCTATAGCCACTTGTGATAACAAAAGGGAAGCCACAGTGTTCTCTAAGCTCATCTAGGGCATGGATCAGTTCATCTTCAATCTCATTCTCGCCTGTGGCTTGACACACAAACTCTTCCCTGTCGAAGTATCTAAACATCCGTATATTCGCCTTCTATAGGTTCTTTAGTAACATCAGTTTCAACAGACCCCGCACCTATACCAGAGATGGTTATAGACACCGCAGATCGCCCTCCAGCACTATCTTTCTCAAAGTAGCTTAGAGGTAACATGCGATCCATCACTAGTTTCCATGCAGCCGCTTGATTCTTATGTTCGTCATCTAGAGCAGCATCGAAGATAGCATCTAACACCTTACGTGACTTAGGTGAAGCCAACATACGTGCTTTGTACTCATTGATAATACTTGCGTCACCTTTAGGTCTACCTCTGACACCTCTAGATCCTTTAGATTTAGAGACTACATCTGTTTTCCTAGGTCTCCCTCGTTTACGCTTAGGTGGCTGATTATCAATATCCATATGTGTATTTTACCTTCTAGCTTCTCTAAAGAATACAGTAACATTATAGCATATTTTTCTGTGTTTGTCAAGTCCTTTTATGTGTTAATTTATAGTGCGGAAGTTTTCTTTAGTATTCAAGAGGTTAGGTATGTTAGTAAACACTTGCTTTTTCTAGTTTTTTCTAGTTTTGCTTTTGATGTACAGGAGTGCCTACTATAGATTTACAACAGACGCTAGCCCCTCCCCCGTCCCCTCTAGCATACCCCGGCCCTCATGTCAACAAAAGATTGCACAAGAGTTGGCATGGTTATTGCATGAGGCGTAGCCTAGGGCGCAACCATAGATGACACGAGATGTCAAGAGATAAAAAGAGTTGACAAAAGTGGACAAGTGTGGGCCAGAGTGGGAGCCTCTAGCACACCCCAGCATCATAAGTACAATTGATTCTACCTATCAAGACTTAGGATTCGATAGAAACAAATGTGCTTGACGGATTTACAGATACCCATATAATAAACGCCAACAACAACGACGAGAGAGACGATATGAAAGTACAATTGACAGTGGTTAAACAGGACTGTGGCTGTGCGGTAATTAGACGGATTGGCGATGGCCTGCCTGTCAGAATTGCCTACAACCGCACAGCGGAGGACGCGCAATCTGTTGCTTGGCAGTATGCCAACGATTATAGCGACAATGGTCACGATGTTTCGGTAACAATGGATTTTAGAGGGTAGACTAGTGCATCATGCGAGCCTATTGCAATCAGTAGGCTCCAGTGGTAACACTATGACAACAACGGAAAAGGAAAGACAATGCTAATCACTAAAATTAAACTGGACACGCTACTGGACGAAATGACAACCAAAAAAGCCAAACGTGCTGTTAATCTTTGGGCAATCAATCAGGGACAAGTGACGATGGACACGCTGAATGCTCTGGATGAAGTGAACAACGAGGCTCTGGCTATATTGGCAAAATTCATCAACGAAGAAGTACAGAAACGAGGAATCTAGTGCATCATGCGAGCCTGTTGTTGACAATAGCAGGCTCCAGTGATTACACTACGTAAAACAACGAGAGAGAGAGAGAACGACAATGAAATTACGACAATACGGATCAAACCAAACTGAACTCAGCCTGATGTGTGGCGCTGTTGTATTCTTTAGCTATGAGACACCAGTGGCTGCACTGCTACCATCTGGCCGCTACATACGCACAGAGAAGAAATGGTCGGTGACTACCAGCAAACACATCAACAAGTGGCTGACGGGTGTCACATCACCAGTGGAGCAAGTGCCACAGGAAGAACTACACAGACTAGTGGGAGAGGCATGAAACCATGGCAACACGCAAGCAAGCACTGGCCGTCATCGCGCAGCACGGCGGCGAGGTCGATTGGGATGTCACGATTATCACCGCTACCGACAAGCACATCTGCGTCGATGCCCCAGAGGGCACAACGTGGAACGCAAGCCAAGCAGAGTCTTTTGTGATCTCGTGGTACACCGGCCCTTCTGCGGAGTTTTGGGACGAGGTACTTCAACTAGCAAATCAGGGAGTGGCTTAAACAATGAAAACAATCATACACAAGGGCTGTGCATACTTCCCAACGTACAGCCAAGCAAGAAAAGTAGCCAAGGCCATAGAAGGCGATCCAGTGTTATTCTTTGGCGAGACAATAGCAGCGGAGCCGCGCATTGTGACCTATGACCTAGGCTACGCAGTTCAATACTGCAAGAGTGGCAGTTACTACCCAGAGCAACATGAAACAACGGAGCAAACAGCATGAGAACAAGCGAAAAGGAAAAACAATATATGCACAATGCTATTGATATTGAACTGGCAGTGCTGTATGGTCTAGAGCAAACACTAGCGGACAAGGTAGCCCCTTCGCCTTTAGAGGTTGAATACTTCCAAAAGTGTATAGCAGATCAGCACCGACGGATCAACAGAATTAAAAATAGAGGATTCTAGACATGAGCGAAGAACTAGAGCAAGAGAAAGCGCAGGATCTCCCATTCTGGAAAGGATGTTTATGGTGGATCTGGGGATTCACAATAGGACTAATCATAGGAGCATAGGAACATGAGTGCAGTAGAGGGCGTATGCCTACACCAGATTGTAGGCGAACTGGAGAAAATCAAGAAGAGTATGGTAATGGATTCGACGGAAGCGCGAGACGAATTAGAATGGCAAATATTGCAAAACCATATTGACGAACTAGACGAACTGATAGAGAATATCAACAACGCATAACAACAGGAGCGTGAGACAGTGGATTTATACAGCGACGAATTCTGGCAGTGGTTAGACAAGTGCCCAGTGAATCACAACGCCAGTGTGCACAATGTGGACATGTACGGCACCAGATTGGGCAGTGTTAACTTTTGGATCGAAGACGAAGACAACGAAGAACAGGAGCAATAGACAATGGATTTATTCGAGCAATTAGGTATGAGCATTGGTGGCAGGAGTGTAGCGGATCACATGGACTCGCTACGCGCCACCAGTGACACGAGAGCAATCGAGGCGCTGCACGAGCCGGACGATAGCGAGCCGGTAGAGTACGTGGTAACTGTAGAGTTGACGCTGTCAGCACAAAATAAATATGAGGCACGAGATACAGCAGGTTTCCTCACTGACGATATAAAACACTCGTGGCTGATAGACAGTGACATAATAGAAGTAGAGGAGCTATGAACATATTTTATTTGGACAAGTGCCCAACACGGGCAGCACAACAGCAGTGCGACAAGCACGTGGTAAAAATGATCCTAGAGAGCGCACAAATGCTCTCTACGGCTCACCA